GTTTTGGTTTTTAGCACTAGCTCTCTGTAGTACACCAGATACTATTAATCTTCCTCCGTTTTTAGCTTCTGATTCTGCAATCATAGCTGGAGTTATTTGGAATGGTATTGTATCTATTAAAACGGTTCTCATTAATTGGCTCCCCACGAACTTCTTTTTAAATATAAATCAAAAAATACTTTAGCTACCATTCGTCTTATCTCCTTCTGGATAGCTTCCATTTCTTTTTTATCTAACTTTTCTTTTAATACTTTTTTCATTTTTAAAACTTTCTAAGTTTTTCACTAATTCGCATCATTCTTTCAGATATTTTATAAAGACTTCCTCTAGTTGATTTCCAATACTGTCGGCTATCAACTCCATCTTCAGTTTTAAGCTTTATATTTTGATTTATTATTCTTTCTATTTTATATAATTTAGAAGCTACTTCTTTAATAGATTTATTTACTTTCTGTCTGGAATTAAGACTTTCGTCTTTTTTGTAATCTTTATAGCTTACTTCATTCATAAGCTTAGACATTTTCATAAAAGTAGATTCTTTAACTTTTTTATAGCCACCAACTTCTATACTCTTCTTTTTTGCTTTTCCAAAAGCATATTTAGAGTTATACTCTTCACTACCTTCTCCACCAATTGTAGAAGCTTCGTCTATTTCATCTTCTTCTATTTCCTTAAGCAATTCGTCTAGTTTTTTATTTAGTGACATTACGTAATTCCTTTTTTAAATTGTAAGACCTCATTAAAGCTAAAATGTGTTTATCGTTTACTTTCTTTTCACTTTTGACTTTATTGAGTTGAGTAGCTACCTCATTAAGTTTAATCCTAACAACTTTACTATTAACTTTTTTAGAAGAGTTTTTAATGTCTTTCTTAATTTCGTTAATTTCTTTATTTACATATTCTTTCATTTTATCTGAATTAGATATGTTGTTTATGTATTGCTTTAGTAAAGTTTTTTGTTTAACATCTAAATTACCATATTTTTTATTAAACTTTTCTAATAAAATTTTATAAGATAATATTCTTAAGTCTTTATCCTGAGTTCTGTATGTTTCTAAAACCCTTGAGTGTGTAGTTTTAGAAGTTAGACCTTTTCCGACTATATGTTCTAGTATAGTATATCTAGAATTTACTAATAGTTTTGGATTGTGAATTTTTTTATGGTTATTAGATTCGAAAAGTCTGTATATAGAAGCATTTAACTTATAATTAGAAATGTTAGTTTTTAAAAAAGTTTCAAGATTATAATTCTTTTTTATTTCTTTAATTAAATTATACTTTTGTCTTCTTAAGTATGTTGTATTTAATTTGTTGTGTTCTATTAATACAGCTTCTACTAACTTTTCTGCTTTATCTTGTTTTTTAAATTTTTCTTTTTGTAAAAACTGATATAATTTTAATTCTTTACTTAAAGTAGTATTCTTTTTAAAAAATTCTTTTATTATAGATACAGCAGCAGACTTCTTTAGGCCTTCTAAAGTGTCATTAGTTATTTGTCGAACAAGAAGTTCAAAAATAACGCCTGTGTTCTTAAGTTTCGAATATTTTACATTAGCCATATTAGACTTTCCCTATATTATACTGCGTATCAATAATAAATATCAAGGTACCTTACAAAGTGTCCTCATCTATGATATTATTTTCGCTTAACATTGCAGCTTTTGTTGTTTTTTTAGATTTAAATAAGTTTTTAACTAGATATTTGTTTTCGCTAAATTTATAATTTCTACCTTCTTTACCTAAAGGGTCTCTACCTCTAGCAGATTTTTGGCTTTTTCCAGCTTTTGGGGCCGATGCATCTGGTCCTGGGTTTTCTGCTTTAGCTCCTTCTTCTGCAAAATCGGTATCATCAACTTCTTCACCACCGCCTTCACCACCTTCTTTACCTTCTTCTGGCTGAGCTATAGTAGCAAGTACGTGTGGGGTTCCTTTTGCTTCTCCAGATTTCATTGGGTCATTACCTTCCATCTTTATTTGTTCCTTTCTAAACTCTTGCTTTAAGTCTTCTATAACTCCTGCTTTTTCTTTTTCCATATCTTGGTCAGAAAGTTTAAATACATTATTATAAATCCATTCTGAAGACATCATATTTAGGTCTTTCATATTAGAAACTAAATCTACTTTAGTACTCCAAAGTTCTAACTTCTCTTGTTCATGTATTGTAGAAGGGTTAGTTAAACCTAATTCAAAATTAACTAAATCCTCACCTTCAAAGCCTTGAGAATATAAATGTACAAGGGCTATTTTAGTTAATTCGCTTATAACTATTTTTTGTATTCTTTCTATTGTTCTAGCGAATCTTACATCTTCAGCTGCTAAAGTAGCTTTTCCTGATATTGATTCGTCATAGCCTAAGAAAGCTTTTGGTATTCTTAGTGCAGAAAACATTCTATTTCTTAAGTACTCAATATCATCAATCCCACCGAACTCCATTCCAGATAAAGATTCTATTTCTGTTCCAGAACTTCCTCCTCTAACCGGAAGGTAAAAATCTTCCATCATATTCTGTAAATTAAACTTAAGATTGTACTGTCCAGTATTACCATCAACATAAGGTGTTTTTTTCATTTGGTTCATAACTCTTTGCATATAGTTATCAACTTCATTTGGTGGTATATTTCCAATATCTATTTTAAAAATTCTTTTTTCTGGAGCACGCATAATCCTATGTATCATCATTGCATCTTCCATAAGAGTTAATTGTTTCCAATTCTTTCTTGCAGGTTCTACCATAGACTTTCCATAAGGTAAAAAGTTAGAATCGCTTAGCATTCTAAAGTGTGCAACTTCATAAGCTTGGTATTCTGTTTTAGCTGTTTGTCCTGCTATCCCAGTCATACTTCCACCTAAAGATGGGTCATGGGTAAACCTAACATAATCTGGTCTTGCTGGGTCTAAACCTTCTTCTCTAATCATTTCGTAAGTAGAAATAGGTAATACGTTAGTTACTCCAAACTTTTCTGTTATATCCATTTTTAAGTAGAAATCTCCATACTTACACATATTTCTAACCCATGGCCATAAATTAAATTCTATATTTAAAATATCATAGAATAAATTGTGTAGTACTTTTTCTACTTCGTCGCTTGAAGATTTTATTTCTAAACAATCTCCATACTCATTTTTAAGAGTAGCTTCTTCTGCATATATGTCTAAGGCTGAAGATATTATTGAATCTTCATCCATCATTTCATAATCTGTAAATAATTGTATTCTAGCTGTGTGATAGTTTGATATCTGATTGTACCCAAAAGATTTTTCACTAGAATATAATCTATTAAACCTATCTACTAATCTATTAGTAGCAAGTCTTGAAGTTGATTGAACTTTATTAATATCTACAACTTTTAATTTCTTATCTCCAGCTTTTCTAATTATAGTTGATGCTGAGAATAGATTCTGTAGTCTTCCAAAAAATGATTTATCTGCCATTTTGTTTTTCCTTTATAGCAACCAAGTTAAATCTTCATCTTGATTACCTATTTGTTGTTTCCAAGGATTGGGTTGGTTCCCTAGATTATTATAACCTTTACTAAAATTTTCTCCGGACATACCCATTAATCCGATAGCTCTTTTATTCATTGCTAGACCTTCATTCCTTAATTTAAGTGCATGGTCTCTAACAAATAAACCCATACCAAAAGCCATTACTAAATCGTCATTATATCCTCGCTGGGCTTCTGGTCTTTGACCATTCCAAACAAAAACATATAATTCTTCAATAAGCCTATTTGACCTAACTGTACAGGCTTTCTCTCTAAAATAAATATCAAGTTTTGAAATTAAAAGTGGTCTTGTACGAGAAGATATTGTAAATCCTGGGGTCATTTGTGATTTGTCTTTTAAATCATAACCTTTACTTAAATGTGTAGCAGAATCCGTCACACCTTCATGTTTAAATGTGTAATACAAATTCCTATACTGTCTATCTATAGCTGGTTGTATTGCTGCCCATCCTATATTAGCATTATCTACTACTAAAAGAGCTTCATTGTATTCTGTAGATATGTTAACTAACATATTACCAAATTCTTTTGTACCTGGTTGGCCTTTGTACTCAGCAACTTGTTTGCAACTTACTACATCGAATATATGAAAAGTAGAATAGTCTTCGCCATCTCCTCTTGCGACATCGGCAACTACCATATAATCTCTTGAAAAATCTGGGTACTCCCAAACCCAAAGACCAGCATCAAAACCTCTCTGTTCTTTCGGTTCTTCTATTTGGTTTTCTTTATACCACTCTAATAATTTTGGCTCTATTACTGAACGTCCTGAAGCTATAAAATCACAATCACATTCTTGAGCTGCCATTTTTGCACCAAGTAATTCATCTTGTTGGTCTCTCCAATCTTGTTCTCTTTCTGGATGTAAAGACCAGTGCAATCTTATAGTATTAAAAGTATTTTCTCCAGATTCTGCTTTTGCCCATGTTTTATGAAAAAAGTTTCCTACGCCATTTGGTGTAGAAAGTATAATTGCTTTACCACCAGTTGCTAGTGTTTGTTGAGAGGAAGCCCATATTTCATCTATTCTATCTACAAAAGCTGCTTCATCTATAACCAAAAGGGATAGTGCTTCCGACCTACCAGCATCACCACCTGAAGAAATTGCTTTTATTTGTGAACCGTTTCCAAACCTCAAAGAAAGTTTATTGTCTTCTATAGTTTCACCTTTAAGCCAACTAGGAAGATACTGATGCATTATTCTTACTTTCGTTACTAAATTTTTAGCTACGTCTTGTTTAGTAGCAATAACAAGAGAATTAAAATCGTCATTAAATAGCATACACCACAAAGAATATCCAGCAGTTAAAGTTGAAATCCCTAACTGTCTAGATTTAAGAATTATATTATAATCATGGCCTTTAAATTCTTTTAGTGTTTTTTCTTGGAATGGATATAAATTGAAAAGAATTTTTCCTTTAGTAGGATGTTGTATATTACAATACTTCTTCATAAAATGTACTGGGTCTGCAGCACACTTCTTGTATTCACTAGCTATTATTTGTCTTATATTGTTTTGATTCATCTATATATAAATATATATTAGATTAGAAAATTGACTACTTTTTGACCTTTTCTATCGAACGTCCGCCAAAATAAGCCCCAATAACTGTAATAAGGACTAACTGTAATAGGTCAGTCCATTTTTCTTCTACTTCAAATGCAATTGTTCCTGCATCAATAAATATCATTAGCATAGTACAAACAATTAAAAATATAAGAACCATTGGTCTTACATTCTTACTTAACCAAGAATCAGATTTCATATCTGCATTCCATCTGTCTGTTACATTTTTTTGCATTTGTGCTTCATGACTTAGAATCAATTCTTTTAACTTTCTTTTTGCTTCTAATTTTTCGTCTTTTGTAGTAGTTAGGTTATCTAAAACACCACCAACTGATTCAACCAGTTTGTCTGCACCACCACTTAAGAGTTTTCCTATTATACTCATTTTTTATCTCCAAAAACCTTTTTATTTAGCTTTTCAACATTTTTGTTGAATTCTTTTTTTAATTCTTCTTTTGATTTACCAGAACCCCAAGATTCTATATCTCCAGCTTCTGTAATATAATTATCAGAATTTCTTTTGTCTAACCAATCTTCATATTCAGCTTTTACATCTTTTAGCCAATCATTAAAATTAGCTTTTTTTATTTCTCTAACGTAATCCTTCCAACCTTGTTCTGACCAACCTTGTTCTCTTCTGATTTTTTTATGCACTTCATTTACACACTTATAGCACATTTTAAAATGTGGCCAAACTTCATCGTGTAGTCTGTGATTCATAGCTTCATCACACTTAGGACAAGCATAAGGCATTTTAGTAGCTTCTCTTATAGAATCTAACTTAGTAATGTTTTGTCTTATACCATTTTTTATGGTCCAAGTTTTTCCCTTCTCTTCCCAAACATCACCTTCTTTATGTTTCTTTTTGGTTTTTAAATAACCTGTTTGTATTCTAGATTTGTCATTGTAGTTGCCAGTGACTATATTTCTCATTCGCTGGACTTTCGATTTCGATATTGATTTTTTCATATTACATAACCTTTATATTTTTAGCTTTTGCTATCCACTTTAGAGCTTCTCTATTTTTTATTGGTTTATTTATAAATGCGTGAGCAGCACTTTTAACTCCTGGTGGTAATTGTCCCTCTTTAGTATTCTCAGTACTAACTTCTTGATAATTACTTCCGAAAGAACTTTTGTATACAGATTGTGCATCTTGTACTTTTTGCCAAGCTCTTTCTACTATTTTATCTAAAAGACTTCTGTCTTTTCTTTTTCTATTTCTATCTAATGCAGTTTCTAAGGAAGTATTAACAAAAATCATATAGCAATCGTAACCTAAAGATTCTAATTGCTTTTTCTTTTTTGTTAGTGAATTAGGAGAAGCTCCGGTTCCATCTATAATAATACCAAGTTTACCTTTTAAATAAAGGTCATACTGTTTCCTTGCCATCTTTACAGCTTTTGCCATTAACTTACCATCCATACTTCTTTGTGCATCGTCTAAATCTGCTTGAGCTGCCGGAATTTTATGTTTTCTTTTTAACATTTCATAAGCAGAATCTGAATTTACTATTTTTAAACCTGTGCCGGTTAAACTAGCTTTTATTTTACTAGTTTTAGGTATTCCGAATATAGCATTAACTACAGAAGATTTACCTGAACCGGGTCCTCCTGAAAGGAATATGGCTTTGAATATGTACTTATCTTCTACACCTTCTTTTAAAGGTTCTTTTATTTTTATTCCTTCTGGTGATTTAGATGGTATTTCTTTTTTATCTAAGAAATCTAAGAATTCCATACCTACAGAAGTTGCTATAGGTTTTATTCTCTTTACCCACTTTCTATAAGCTACAGTTTCTTTATAATCTTTATTTGTAGCAGTATTTTTTCCTGGTACGCCTGCTGGATAGTAAGAAGGCATATTAGTATTGGTATAAGAAAAGTCTCCATCTCCATTAACAAGATAATCTAAAACTTTCATACCTAATCTAGTAGTTACAGAATCTTTACCACCAGTAGTTTCTTTGTACTTTTTGTAAGATAAGTGAAACCCTGTTGGTCCATCATCTACATCGCCTAAAGAAGATGTTGAATTTTTAGAAGCTTCCTTTATAACTTTAGATACATTTCTAGAAACTAAAAAATCATCAATTTTACTAATGCGTTTTTTAGGGCTTGGTTTTAATATCTGTTCTGCTAACCAGGTTCCTAAACTCATTTTCGTTTCCCATCTTTGGCTTTAAGGCTTCTGAATTGTAATTCTTGTTTTATCCATTTCTTTGCAATATGATTTTGGATTGGTTTTTTTGTAAAACTGGATGCTGCTTTTTTTACTCTTGGTGCAAATTCTTTGTATGTAGAATTATCTATTACTAACATATTGCTTGCACCAAATAGACCTTGAAATTTACCTAAATTATTATTCACTTCTTTCCAAGCTGATTTAACAATATCCTCAGGTACTACTCGGTCTCTCTTTGCATTTCTTTCTAGGGCTACTTCTAAATCAGTATTAACAAATACCATAAAACAATCATAACCTTCTGATTCTAATCGTTTTTTCATTTTGGCTATCTTTCCATAGTTTTTTCCAGTACCATCTATTAATAGTCCAAGCTTACTATTTATAAAAGAATTCATTCTAGCAATAGTTACCCTCTTAGCTTTATCTCTCATTCCCTGTGCTAAGTCATAATCTCTTTTGGATAACTTTTCTAAATTTTTATCCATTTTAGCTCTATCTAAATATGCTTCAAAAGTAGAATCTGAATTGACTCCTTTAAGTCCAGCTGCTGTGACGTAGGGCATTTTTTCTGGCATACCAAATAGTGTTGAAGCAGTGTAAGACTTACCGCTTCCTGGTCCACCTGCAGTAAAAACTGCTTTGAAGATTCCTGGGTCATATACGCCTTCCGTTAATATATCAAATAGTTTTATCATCTTATATAAATATCAATTAGTTTAAGTTTACTATATGTAAACGTTTCCTGATTTCAAATAAACATTCCCCGAAGTAAAATGTGCATTTTTTACTGTTGCGTCATAAGTTTCTGGTGGTGCTTCATCATAATCGACTATTAATGCTACATAATCGACCATCATATCATTAGTAGTAGATTCTGCTTCATACTCTACTTTTAAACGTATACCATTTACAGAACCTTCAGACCATGTAGTTGAACCATCTGTGGTTGTTCTTTCTGTACCATTTTCTGTTCTCATGGCAGCTGCAGCATCATGAGTTTCATTATAGTATTCTGTACCCGAACCATCCGTTATAAAAACTTTAACAGTAACAGTTGCTTTTCCAGCAACAGATACTCCTCTAAAAACTACTTTGTGACGTACCCAATTAATTGTACCAACACTTCCCGCTAAATCGTCAATTTCTATAACAGCTTCGTGACCTACAGTTTGAAATAACATGACATCATCATCTATTGCGCCAAGCTTTGATGCGTCTGTAGATGTGTCGTTTGAAACCGCTGATGCAAATTCTAATGTTTGTCTTGGCATATTATCTCCGCTCTACTGTAATATACCCTCCAAAAACTAAGTCTGTTGTTGCAGTTGTTTCAACTTTGATTAGGACATAAGTTGATGATGTTGAAAGATAAGGGTCATTCAGTGTACATTCAGTATTTGCTGTTGCTGAAGCACCATCTGTAGTTCCGCTTCCATCTGTCATATCTACTACAATAAAATCTGTAGTTCTATTTTGTGAGCAATAAACCATATATTTAGTTGCTGTCCACCCAGCTGGAATATCTATAGCTTTATAAAGTTCATGTTGAACATTTGAAATTTTTGAACCATAAGTATTAGAGTCGTCTTCAAAAAGAACCCTATTATATGTTCCTGAATCATCATTATTTTCCCAACCTGTTGAAAGTATTTTTATAGTACCTACATTATCTGCACTTGCACTTAAGTGATATCCACCCAATACACCACCAGCATAATATAAATGTCCATTGCGATTATATACTGTACTTGCACTAACTGCTGGAATAGCTTCATTATCTCTAAGGGTTAAACTACCGGATAGAGTTAAACTACCGGATGGGTCCCCAGCTCCTTCTGCCCCTTGAATATTTCCTATCGATAGAGTTCCAGTTGAACTTCCGCTAATATCTCCTGATGTTGTAACTGGGCCAAGTAATTCTATATTTTTATTAGATGTTCCATCTCTTCCTATTTGAATACTAGTTATAGTACCAGCACCAAATACTCTACCTTGAAGTCCAGAAGTACTAAGTGCTAGAAGATTATTCGTATATACTTCAGCACCTATTAACCTAAGACTTGAACTTATATTACCTGCAGCTTTGATACCGTGTGATGATGATAGTGGGCCTGTAGTCAGACTCATCGAAACTGAACCAAGATGGTTTTCTACTGATATCCCATGATTTCTTGTTTTTATTCTTGTAACGCCTGCACCTTCATCTTTAAATCTAATATCATCAACCATCCCAATAATCCGAGCAGAAAGAGTAAGTCCACCCCCATCAAAGTTACCACTACAACTTACATCTCCGATTATAGCACTACTTGCACTTATTTCTCCTGAGGCTGTTATTGCGCTATCAAATTCTGTATTGCCTGAAAATTGAGTAGAAAATGTATCCTTTCTTATTGCGATTTTTGTTGTGCCATCAATTGCTAAATTAAATCCACTATTACCTTCTCCAGCTGCAGAATCAATTGCAAGAGTTGTTACATTGCTATTATCAATTATTTCAAGATTATTACCAAATCTATTTGCATATACCGTACCACTTGAACTTATATTACCTGATGCTGTTACATCACCATCAAAACTTGCACTCATAGCAGTTATCCAGCCTGAGGCTGTTACATGTGTTGATGTTTCTAAATCTCCCTCAATATATACTTTTGAATTTTTATCATGTGAAGCTGCAGCTCCAAAAGTAGTACCTCCTGTTCCCCCATCTAATCTTATATGGTAATCGTCTGCATTAGAATCAAATACTAAATCTTGTGATAAATGGTCATCAAAGCTAATAGTAGTTACTGCTGTTGAGTTTTTAATTGTAAATTTGTTTGTATTTGAACTATCTTGTATTGTAAGTTGAGGGTCATTTTCATTTATAAGAGTAAGATTTCCCCCAAAAGTGTGAGTATCACCACTTGCACTTATATTACTGGAAGCTGTTACATTTCCTGTTATAGTTAATCCTACTGGAGTGCTACCAGCAGTTATTTCATCGGTGATAATACCACTTGCACTTATATTACCTGAGGCTGTTATATGACCTGGAGCTCCTGTTGTCACTATATTTCCCGTTTGGACTTTTAATTCACCTCCAAGTAAAATATTTGAACCTGTTATATTTTTAAGGTCTAATGAACCTTCTCCACTTAAACCTATACCCCACTGATTAGGTACGTCACTTACATCAGTAAATTGTTCATTACCCACATATAAATCAGTTGCATATACATCACCACTTGAACTTACATCTCCTGAAGCTGTTACATTTCCTGTTATAGTTAATCCTACTGGAGTGCTACCAGCAGTTATTTCATCGGTGATAATACCACTTGCACTTATATTACTAGATGCTGTTATAGGACCTAGTACATCTAAGCTCCCAGTCATTTGGTGAATATCATCTAAAGTGTTTCCGAATATGGTAGAACCTGAAGAAACTGCTACTACGCTTTCTGATACTACGTAAGTCATAGCAGTTAGAGACCCTGAAATTATTACATTGTCTCCATCGAACTTTAAAGGAACTGCACTACCAGTCCCATCATAAAGTTGCCCGTCATTTCCTTGTTGGATTAACCTTTGATAGGTATCTTGAATATTCTGGCCTGTTAGATTATTAGCCATTTACAACCCCTTATTTTCTTTTAGCAAGTACTTTTACAACCTTATCTACAACTTTTTTAGTTTGTATTTCTTTTATTGGGTTTTCTTTTTTATACTCTGCTATTATATTATTTAATTGGTTTCTTTTTATACTAAGATTTTTAATATTAATTTTTTCTCTTAATAATAATTTTAGTATGTTTATAACATGTTCTCTTTCAGATATTGTAATTTCTTTAATACCCGAAACTTCTACCATTTTTTTAGATTCTTTTATAACCGGTTTTACTTCTTGGGATTTTACTTCTACAGTAACTTTTTTAGAAGTTTCTATTAAAAAGTCAGATTCCCATGGAACGAAGTAAGTATCTTCTGCTATTATTTCTAGCTTTATTTTTCCTTTTGTATCTTCTTGTAATACATTTCTAAGTTTTTTTACAGGTACTTTGCATTTTCCTGATTCTGATATTTCTCCACTAAATAGTATAGTAAGGTCTTCCGATTCTATAACTAGTCTAGCTTTGCTATCCTTTATAGAAGCTCCGGAGAGTTTAATATCACATTCAAAAATTTCTGTTTTATCAGTGTATAATTTGTACATTAGACTTTACCTCTTTTATTAGTATTTCTATATCTTTAGCGTGAGCAGTTATATCTTTTACTTCTTTCATTTCGTCATACATCTTAATACCATTTCTCCTCATTACCAAATGAACTAGTCTCTTCTTTTTCTTCTCTTCTAACTGTTGAAGAACTTGAACATCTAAACCACCACTTATGGATATTTCTTCAAGTACTTTAACATCATCCCAAGTATACGGTGGTGTACCAGTAGTAGGGGCTTTCTCCCACTTAAAATCTGCATCTTCCCATCTTATCTTATCGCCTGCTGCCATATATAAATATCATTCTATTACGATTTTATTGTTTTTATTACGCTATTCTTATTATTCCTGAAGCATTGAATAATGTTCCCGATGATAATCCTTTTGAATTTGTTGGTAAATCACCTGCATTAACATTTTTTATTGAAGTAACTGCTGAACCTGTTGCTTCATTAGTAATGTATCTTCTTATTTCATCAATATCTTCTTCCATCTTTTGTAATTGATATAACAATGCTGCTTCTCCTGGAAAATCTTGTAATTCTACATGTTTACCTTCTGCAAAAGAAGATGATATTGCGCTTACTTCAGATGCATTTGTTATTTTGTGTCTATCTCCGGGTGAATTTTTACGTCCTAAAGCCATATTATTTTTTCCTTATGTTTTTATTATTGTTACGTATCCACCTGTTAATTCGTCGTCAGAACCATCTGATGATACTTCTATAAGTAGATAATTTAATGTTGAGCTAGTTACATTCGTTATAGCTTTTTCAGTACCTAGAGCAGTAGCTGAGCCTTTTTCTGTTACAGCTTTAGAAGTTACATCCGCTAAGTAAGTAGTATGAGTCTGTCCAGTATCACTACCATAAACCATAACATGAGTTGCTGTAAATCCAGATGGTATTTCAACAGAAGCATAAGCTTTAGCTGAACCGTGAGTAATCATGTGTCTCTCATTACTTGTGCCATCTTCGAACATTACTGGTCTACCAACGTCATCAGCCTGGAAATCTCTTGGTAATATCTTTATCCTATTATTAGAACCGTGCCATCCTACATTATTAGCAATTATGTCTCCACTTGCACTTATATGGTTTGACGCTGTTACGTTTGCAACTTCATGGTCATTTCCAAATAGGATAGGACCATGTATTACAGTTTCTCCAGTAAGACCATCAAGGAATATGTGTGATTGAATAGTTGCTGCTGTTGTTGCTAGCGAAGCTCCCTCATCATGCTTATTAGTAGAAATTCCAAAATTCATTGCTGAATGGTGTGAGCAGTCTATGTGAAGATGGTCTGATTGTTCGAAATCTGTAAAAAAGTCATTTGTATCGTCCATCAGTCTTAGTACTGCAGTAGTACCATCTAAAGGCCTAAATGTTATTAGATTCCCATTAATAGTCGAATCGTCACCTACAGTTAAATCCCCAGATAGTGTTAAGTCTTTACCAATTATATTACCGCTTGAACTTACATTACCTGACGATGTTATATGAGTTGTTTCAATTCCTAATAGACCACTTGCACTCATATTTCCGGATGCTGTTATGTGACCTGCTGCTCCAGTTGCTCTCACTTCACTACCTGTAAAAAATGTTCCTTTTACCCAACCATCACCACTTCCAACAAAGTCTACACTTAAGTAGTTTGTTAGAGCATTATAATTTAATCCAGCATCAGTATTAAATGGTGAATCGCCAGTTGCATTGTCTGCAAGTATTGGATAGTATGTATTATTATCATCTCCTGTATCAACAGTTGTTACTTTTCCAGATGTCACACCCCTAATATCGCTAGAACTGATATATCCATGTACATGTAGATTACTACTCATACTAACAGCGTATGGAAAATGGACTGCAAAGTTATTGTTTAGTGCAAGGTGTGGACCCATGCTTAAGAATGGAACTAGAGACGAACTTGTACTAGAGTCAAGGTTTAATTTGAATTCTAAATCTCCTATAATTCCACCGCCGCCTAATGGTGATGTTCCTCTAACTGTAGACGTAATTTTTGCTGCACTACCTGAACCTTGGAATTTGTCAACTGTATTTAGTGATTCATCAACCCACATTATAGTTCCGATTGTATCACCAACACTTGCTTGAGAAGCACTTTCAAATGTACCCGGTGTATATGTTAATAATACTGTTCCACCAAGTTCTTGTTCATCTGAAGAAGATGCAAAAAGTTTAGTCGATAGTCTACCATCTCCGTCAAATTTCAATTCTCTTTTTCCATCTTTTGACCTAATTTTGAAATCATCTGCTTTAACATCAAATGCTGTTTTTGGAGTTTTCGTTCCAATTCCTATTTTACCTGAACCGGAAAAGTACATAGAAGCGTCGTTAGAACCTGTTATAAGAAAACTATCACTTCCTTGGGCTTCTAATTTAAATTCTGCTGCAGCTTGTGATTGTTGAGGAACTCCTTGATAGTAAGGTCTACCAGCTATTCCAGAACCAGAAATTAAAGACTGACTTAAATGTGCAAGGTTTCCTCTTGCTGCAGTAAATACAGGTCCTTTATTTATTCCTGTTGCATGGAAGTCTTGATAGCCATCTCCAATCATAAATGTTGACCCTATTTGCGATTCTCCTATTCCATTAGAAAGGTCAAAAACTTGAAAAGCATTATACTGGTCTCCTATTTCTAACCAACCTATTCCGTACTTCCTAGTGTCCAATTGTGAAGTTCCACCTAATTGGTCGTGTAGGTAAAAAGATGGGTCTTTTCTAATTACTTGTGATTGTTGGTCTTCAGGGAATTCATCATACTGTTCACAACTTGCAGAAATAAAATTTCTAGAATTTGGACCGAATACAGAATTATTTACTGCTACAACAGAAGCGGTAGCAACATGATAAGAAGTATCCCCAGATTTTATCGGTATAGGTATGTAGTGTATTTGTGCAGTAGAAGCAGATGGATATTTAAAACCATTAAAGCTCTTACTAATAATTTCTAAAGACAATGATGGTTCAGAAGTTGATGTAAAATCGTATGGCCTAGAAGTTATCCCATTAGAACTTGTTAAATATCCAAATGACCTTGTAGTGTAATATCCGCAAACTATACTTTTTGCTAAGCCAAATAACCAAAAGCCTGTACTTCTATCTCCACTTAAGCCTACTTCAAAAGTGTCTACTCCAGAAACATTACCATCCCATATTAAAGAATCTCCAACACCACCATTTGGCCTTCTTAAAGTATAATCAAAATCGTATTGGGTACTACCAGTAAGTCTAGTCCCAATTTCAAAACTTGCAGTTGTATGGCCAACAATCATTTCACCAATACCATTAGCTTGTATTTCAAAATTAGGATTTCCTACTATATATCGGCCAACACCTTCTGGTTTTTGGATTCTAAGATTTTCCAAAGCAAGAGGTTCGTTTGCTGGATTGTTTAGTGAACAAGATATTCTAGCTACAGCTTTTACCAGATTAGGCCTATATGTACTGCTAATAATACTACTGCCAGATGGATAAAATTTCATCCCAGCAGTTTGCATTACCATTCTATTTGAAGCTATTCCTGTTCCGTCTGACATAATCTAATTACTTTTCTTTTTCTTTACTATTATTTAAATCTTCCCAAAAGACATCTCCATAATAAATACAAAGTTCTTCATCTTTTTCTATATCTTTAACTGCTTTAAATACATAAACATCGTCATTATGGTCTGTATACCAATCAACATTTTTTTCATCCCAAGTTTTAGCACAGTTGTAATATGCAGCATATCCAAAAACTATTGTCCTTTGTGAAAAGTCCATTTCTGGGTCTGAATGGTGTTGTCCTTCCGACTTGGGCCAACTGTAATGGTACATACTTATAGTTCCTTTAATTGGTTCTTCGATAGTAGCATATTGACACTCTTCTATAATTTCACCTACTTTTATATTCTTTTTTGCAAAAAGTCCATATCCACTTATTTTAGACTTTTTAACTTCTATTTTATTTAAAAATAACCTTTCTTTCATTTTAATCCTCTTTATTTTTTATCGGCCTCCTCCAGCGGCACCACTATTGTCTTCAGCTTCTGTTTCATCATCTTCCTCTTCAGGGGGATATCCATCATCATCAAAATCCCATTGCTGTCTTATTTCTTGGAGGTATTCATCTATACCTTCTGGACACTCCCAGTGGTCTTCATTGTTGTTAGAAGCATCTCCAAGATTTAAAGCATCTCTACAACCATTAAATGGTATGTCTTCATCCCCGAATTCGGTTCCTTGTGAAGCATTCATAGGGTCATAACAATTTACACAATTTCCTGTAAAGTTTATATCTGACACTTCCCAACGTAGAATAGCTTTTCTGTAGTAGTAAGGGTCATCATTTGTATAGTTGTTTGCCGCACCTGCTTGTCCAGTATTGTAGTGTGTACCCTCTACTGGTTGTTGTGGAGAAGCAGCATAGTCGGGTTCGTCAGGGTAACAACAGGAGGAGTGAAATGGTCCTAATTGTATATACAATTTTATAGGTCCACCGTGGTCCATTTTCATAGAGTACAAATCTATAAATTGATTTAGATATCCGTGTGTCCACCCATTTGCAGATTCAAATCTGTACAATTGGTAAGCTCCATTAGCCGCTTCGGCTTCTTCTCTCCAATCAGAGTTATAAAAGTAAGCATTATTAGCATCTACGTATCCTTGAGAGTATATCATAATCCTTTTTATGAAACTGTTGTGGTCATAATAATTACTATTAAAATCATTCCAATAGATATTAGATAGATTGCCAGGTCCTCCTGCAAAATGAATCTGTTTTAGTTTTATAGCACTAGTTAACCCTATATCTTGGTCTGTAGTCCAGCCACCAAGTGGAGGGTCAGATGATGTGAAAATTGGAGTTGATGGGTAATCTTGACCACTCTTATACCTTCGGGCTTTAAGATTGACGTGTGGTGGGTCTTCACCTTCTGGCCAAGATTGTGGTGGTGTAAAATCGCACATAGAATCATCATTTTCTATTTCTTGTGAAACATTAGACAAATACAAAACACCTCCTGGTGAAATAGCATCTATCAAAGGAGAGTATTGGTCGTAATTAAAAGATTCTTCATTAAAACACCCTATATAAGTTATAGCACACGAACCATTATTATCTGTTGCATTTGGATTATAGTTTCCGACTCTTATAACGTCAGTAGCTCCGTTGGCTATATTTAAAGCATTTGCTAGATTCGTAGTTCCACTATTTGCACTAGAAATTGTACAACCAGAAACTTCAACTTCATCACAAATACCATCACCGTCTGAATCATTAATACAATTACCATCGCAGTCTTCATACTGTGCTGGGTATGTACATGTATCAGTAGAAATAGTAGCATTTGGGTTATAATTACAAGCTGTTGAATCTGTACAACCGGATGTGTAAGTACATGAACCATCGGATAGAGTAGCAAGAGGATTATAATTATTTGCTGTTGCATCTGTACATCCATAAACATCAGCACTATAATTGTGGTCATAATTAGACCATTCGTCTACTGTACTTGGGCTTGCACCAGAAGGCTTATCTTCACTAGCTTGATTTATTTCTCCATACTCTTCGTCGACTTCCATTGCATTTAGCTTGGTATTAGAACCAGGTGCACCAGCACCACCAAATAAGCCTGCGCCATCTCCATCAAAATACCCATCCCCTAGTACTTCTTTCTTTATTTTGGATAGTTTTTTTTCTTGTCCTTCTCCTGGTACTGGCATTACTTACTCTCCAAAGATTCTAATTTTTTAGTTAATAATTCAATTTGTTTTTGTTGTTCTTTTATACTTTCTATTAGTAGAGGAACTACTTTCTCTATTTTAATAGTTTTGTATGGTACTGTTTCTCCGTCTTTTCTACCTATTTTCCCATCGTACAAGGTTTTATTAATATGCTCATTATCAAATGGGGCCCGACAGACTGCTTGAGGTATTACTTCTTCTAACTCTTGTGCAATCATTCCAATTTCATTTTTAGTCCAATCCTTATTGGGTTCAAAGCCAACAGTCTCTTTAAGGTTATCTTTCCAATCGAAATAAACACCTCTTAATTTTTTTATCTTCTCTAAAGGACTTTCTATAGTAGATATATTCTCTTTAAGTCTTCCATCCGAAGCGTATGCTGTTACTTCTGCATCAGAAGAAATTGACCCATTATTATGCATAAGCCCACCGTCACCTAGGAAAGTAAATGCTATTGGAGCATCTACTACAGAAATAAATCCTCCAGCTGCTCCAGTACTTTTTATGTGTGTTGAAATACCAAGAGTTGCTTCGTTTGTAGCATCAGAAAATGCAGAACTGGCATTTGTAATAGAAGACCCTGGGTCATAGGACATACCAACATACAAACCGGTCATAATGTCTCCAGCACCAAACCCTTGTGTAGCAAGGTCTTGAAAGGATATATTTACTCCTGCTTTTGTACTCCCTAGTGAACCTCCAGAATTTTCTATCATAAGAAGCCCATCTTCAATTTTTATACCTCCCCAATCGTCATTTTCACCTGGTGGTGAACCACCTGCAAAGAAATCATCATCTATAGTTACTCTTGGGGTAGTATAGCTTCTTAATTCAAATTTTCCATTATCTCCTCCGGTTAACTTAATATTTGTATTCGGAGACGCAGCTGTACCATCTGTTCCAACTTTAATAAAGGGCGTAGAAGAATTTAGAACTAGTCCGGTTTTTGATAGTTGAGTAGAGCTTATTGTCCAGCCTCCGATAGTACCAGCATTTGCTGTTATTGTTCCATCTATTGATAATGCTGAACCATCCCATTCTAATTTTGGTGAACTAGAACCTCCTAGCTTAAATGTCCCATCATCTAATTTAAATTCAGAGCCTTCAGATAGTCCAAAATTGGTTGACTGAAGATTACCAGTTGAAATTGAATTACCTGATATTCTAGTAGATTGTATTTGATTTGCGGCTCCTACACCTAATTGGCCAATTGTTAATTGACTGGTTGTCGATGTATAAAAAAGAAAGAAAGCTGGTTTTAATTGCTGTCTTGTATTACCGGTCGTATCATATGAACTAAATGGTGTTGTAAAGTCTCCATTTTTGTATACTTCATATCTTGCACCCCCTGCAGGTTTTAAGGTTATTCTAACTCTATAGAAAGTGTCTGAGCCGCCCGTAAAGACATTATCTCCTAATGCTTTATCACCTTGCTCAGTAGCGCCTTCAACACCTGAATTATCATGGTCGGAATATACATGAATATCTTGGTTTTGAAAATATACACTTTCCATTAAATGATTGAAGTGGTTAGAAGTTGTTATATCACTTTGTTCTGTTTCGGCAGGCACAAAACCAAAGAATGTTGCAGGCGAAGCTGCATTAACTACTACATCGAATTCCATTACAGGAGCTTCACTCCTTAAGAATGTTGTATTACCTATTGCACCGGCGGTATGGCCATCACCACTCGAATTATTAAACATACTTCCTAAATAAGGAGTACTATCAGGAGTAATAGTTTTTAACGTTTGATTTAAGTTACCTGATGTCCATTTAGTTGTATCTAAAGTAGCTTGGAAGTTTTCATAAAAAGAACTTCCTGACATGTGAGAGTTTACGTCGGCAAAATCACCACTGTTTTCTACTGTTATAGTACCTTGTAAGGTAACGTCTCCTCCAGTTGTTAATTCAAAGTTACTAGATGAAATTGCTATTGTCCCATCACCGGAACCAGATATGAAAGTTTCTGAACTTCCTAAGAAAAAAGTATCAGTTCTTACGTCTAATTCACTACCTGCTCCAGCGGAACTACCTGTTTTTGTTCTAAATCTAAAATAAGATTCTGAATTTCCTACCGCTTCTAAACCTACACCAAAGTATTGGGTTTTTCCAGCAGAAGGGTCACTAATATTCCCATACAATTCTTTAGAACCAGACCACATAAATATACCGGACCCACTAGCAGGAGTGCTAGCATCACCGCTGTGAATAGAGCCTGTGACTGCGTGAAACCCTGGATATCCATGTGATTTTAAACTTGCTCCCATTACTATAAATCCTCATCTACGAAATTTTCAAATGTAAAGCCTTGAGCATCTATATTTGAATTTTCCATTGTTAGTGTTGCTCCCGATTCCAAAGAGGAAGAAGGGTGTGTTATTGCTGTAGTTCCACCGGTGAACCCAAAACTAGAAGTTATTAGGGATAGTACTGGCCTACTTAAATTGTCATACAAATCAAACCTAAAATCTACTACGTTATTGTGTTGATACGTTGGCATTTTTAAATCAAAAGTTGTGTGGTTTGGTGAAAAGCCTGTTTGCTGAACTGCTTTTAAAGATATATCTCCCAAGTACCAATCTCCTTGTAGTACTTTAAATACCACTCCCCAATCCCCATCTAAGTTTGGAGTGAAGTAGTAGGCTAAGTGAGTTTTATCTACTATCAAGCCTGTTTGTGTTGGCATTGGAGTTGCTCCCGCACCATCTTCTGCAAATCCCTGATTTAGTGTTTGTACTGTTAAATCGTTAGGTACTATAGGAGTAACAAAAGCATCTCCCCAGGTAGAGTATATTGTAGCAGAAGCGTTATTTCCTGGGTCATCCGAAAAGTGTTTGAATAAACTTGAACCAGAACTTTCTAACCCATCTACAGTTATTAAAGTTTCAGCTTCATTTCCATCTTCGTGTGTAGAAGCTCCAACAGCTGAACCAGTTAGATATACTTCTAATTGTGGGTTTGCAGTATGTGCTGCAGAACCACCTTTAGATATTGCCCTAAATGAAAGTACATACTCGTTGTCTTTAAAAACATTAACTTTATTTTTTGTTGAAAATGAAATATACTGTCCCGCAGAAGCTAAAAGACTTCCACTAAGAACTATACCGTTTGCGTGGTGCAGAGAAGATGTTCTAACTAAATGTGGGTTTGTAGCACCAACACCTGCATGAGAACCTATCTCCTCCCAATAAGTAGTCCTTATAGAATCTTTAATGAAAGTTCCAAGGTTTTGCTCTAAAGTGTATTCGTCAGTAGCAGATAGCAATTCTCCAGCTTCTAAAGTTTTCTCTTCTACTAATTCCCAAGTTTGAAACCCTTGAGGTTTAACATAACACTTTATAGACCTAACATCACCAATTGCTGGTTCTAAATCTGCTAGCTCTACTCTAGCAAAAGCTTCTCTGTGCATAGATTCTGTTGTAAAGTCTGTAGCCATTTGGTAAGAAGCTGTTGCTGCACTTGAGTGTATTACTGGTGGTTTAAAATCTTGGATATTTTCATCTATTACTTGGCCTGACTGAGAATGGAATCTGTGTTGGTTTATATCTATTTCAAAATGTGGAGAAACCCCTAGTTGATAGAAATTTATAACTTGATTTATTGTAAATGTTTTTACTAAAGGTTTATTTCCCCCTAAAGATTGTGATATACTCCAAGCGCTATAGTTCGTAGTGTTTTCTAAGAAAGAAGCTGTAGAGTGTGCAACTTTTGTAAAGTCTACAGTAATAGTTCCACCAACCATATCCATATTGAAAACTCCATGACCGAAATCTGGATGGAAATTTACATCAGAAGGGTCTGCACCTTCCCAACTAGTTTGTGGGTTTATAGATAGTACTGCAGAGTATGGTGAATTGTTGTTTGGCATTGTTAAATCGTTTGCTTCATAAGCTACAGAACCTGTTGAAGTCACACTTCCTTCATACGAACTACTTACAGGTTTTAAGTACAGTCTATCTTTTTGGGTTATAGCCATTCTAGGAACTTTTAGGAATAAACATGGGGTAGTATTCATTTTATCCGGTTGGACATTAATATCTGTATAAAAGAAAGTATTATATTTTCCAGCCCAATAACCATTGATAGGTCTACCATCTGCTCTTCTTGTTGCAATAGCTGCCATAGTTATAGAACCTAAGCCTGGATTCTCATGGCCATAAACCCAAATTGTTATATACCTATTTCCTGTATTTGGTTCTACATAATGGTCAAGAGGTTCGCAAAAGATTGGTTCTCCTGCTCCATCTAAAACTTCTACCCCTATTATTGCACCTGATTGGAGGTTAGAAACGCCACCTCTCATTTTAAAATAATTTTTTCCTGCTGTTAATTCTGTAGGTACTCCGGTGACTTTGAAAAAATTATTACCACCAATATCCTCTTGGAGATACTCCTTACTTTTCAAATCCATCTTCTGATTGATTTTTATTTGTCTAGCCATCAGTCCCTTCTAATACCAAAAAAATTATTATGTCACTAGGCCTCTACCTCCCAGTTCTAATATAAATATCATCGAGCTAGTAAATAACATGAGAAAAAGAAGAGTTTGCATTAATTTCTATAAGACCATCGGTTGCATCTTTCAAAGCGTCTATATGAGAAATAACTAACATAAAATCAAACTCGGTTTTCAAATAGTCAAATAAACTAAACATCGAATTAAGATTTTCAGAATCTAAATTTCCAAAGCCTTCGTCAATAGCTAAAAAGTTTGGTCTTGGAAGATTCGAAACGTTTATTAGTGAAGCTCGAATAGCCAAAGAAGAAATAAACTTTTCCATACCAGAAGTCATTTCTATTGGCCACTTATTATCAATACCATAATTAATAAACGTTAATATATTCTTACCATCTAAGTCAAACTGAATAGTGAAATCTACTATCTGAGAAAGGATAGAATTAACCTCTTCTTGTATATACGGTATAGTGTCCGCTATAAGCTCATAAGGTACTCCGTCTCGTTGTATAGAAGCCGTATAGTATTGGTATGCTTTTAAGCGGCTTTCTAATTCATGTGCTTTTTCAATCGAGCTCTCTATACTGGTAATTTGGTTTTCAGATAACTTCATATCAGAAAAAGCTTGTTGAACTTCTTGGTTTGCCAAAAGAATTTTATCGTTCATTCCATCTTTATTAAGTTCTAAATCTGCAATTAAAGCATTTGTTTTCTTATTCTTTTCAATAGCTTTTTTATTATCGTAGTAGTCTTTTATATCTTTATCAACAGTTCTTAATTCATTCTTTCTTTTAACCCTCTTCTCTTTAATTTCTGTTTGGTACTGGTTTATTTTAATAAGTTCATTCTTATACTTTCTAACACTTTCGATATTAGTTTCTACATAATCCAAACTATCTATTTGGCTTTTTAAGTGTTGTCTTTCTTGGAGTAGTAATGTAACATCTTCTCTATCATAAACCAATTCTTTTTTAGCTACTTCTGCACTTTTTACGAATTCATTATTACAACAGAATTTACAGTTAGGGTCATATTCATGAGTATTTAAAGCTTTTACTAATTTTAATTTGTTAGCAACTTTTATTTTAATTTTGGCTAAGTCATTATCATTAGTATGAAAACTAGTTTGTAACCTTTTTAGTTTTTCTTTATCTTGCAGTAAAGTTATTTCGTCAATTACTTTTAACTCTTTATTAATTTCAGAAATTCTTTTCTTATTAGTGTCATAGTAATTAACATACTTTTCTAATTTACTTTTTAAAGTTTCTGCAGATTTCTCTAAGTCTTCTATATCCGAAATATCTCTTACAACTAAAAGCTTTTTTGTTTCATTAAGAATTCCCCGATTAATCTTCTTAAGTTCTTTCTGTAGTTCAGATCTGGAAGCTGATCGGTTCTCGTAATCTTCCGTACTAGATTCCAGGGATTTTTTAGCTTCGTCTAGTTGGGTTTCAAAATCTGTTTTTTTGAAATCTCTAAGTAAAGCTTGAACGTCTCTAATTTCGTCATTTGCTAAATGGTACAATTCTTCGAAAACTGTTATATCTATAAACTGAGCTAGTAAATCTTTTTTCTCTGTTTGGGATTTATCTATAAACCCAGTATTATTATTTTGTACAGATAGGGCAGTTAATTCAAAGTCTTCATAAGTTCCTATAAAACCCCGAATATTTTTATTAGTGTATGCTCTCTGTTCACCATTTAAAGAAACCTTATCTCCAGATTCGTCAATCATCCAGAAATCAATATCTACTCTAACATTACTCTTACCACTCTTTACTCTCTTAGCTTTCTTTTCTACAAAATAATCAATACCATCTATTTCAAAGTTTAATTTGCAAGAGAATTGATTTTTCTTATTGTTCATAACATCTTCTGCTTTTTTAGTTCTGCTACACTTGTCAAACAAACAAAAAGCTATAGAATCTAAAATCGCCGACTTTCCCGTGTGGTTCGGCGCGAATATCCCAACTAAACCTTGAGCGTTGGCAAAATCTACAACATTGTTTGGTCCGTACGAAAACATGTTAGAAAACTCGAATTTTTTCAATTGCCAATCTATATTCCTAGAAATTTCTACTGGAGTTAGATTCTTATTAATCTGTCTATTAAGATTTTTTATCCTATCTAAAAGTTCTGATTCTATACTATAATTCCTTTCTATGTAATCACTAATAAGTTCGTTCTGGTATTCAACATCACGAGTATCTCTAGTAATAGCTTTTGCTAACTTAGAATCTCCTGAAGTAATTTTATCGTCTTTAATAATCATTACATCATTAACCTTTGCAACTTTCTTAATATCGACTAGAATGTTTTTTAATTCTGCTTGGGTTGTATTCTTAGTTCGCAATCTTAACTTTGGAAATTTTGGAATGTCATCTATATTAGGAAGTACTCCAGAATCTATACTTAAAGTATAAAACCCATGGTCATTGTGTATGTGTGTGAACTTAGATTTCATAGTTTCCATATTCCAAATAGTATAACCATGATTCTTATAAGCTTCTCCAAAGTTCTGTTGTATTAGTGAACCAGGATAATGAATTGTTTTTTCTTTATTTAGAAATTGTTTCTTATGTATATCACCAAGTAGTGCCAAATCATAATCATCAAAAATACTTACTGGTAAATTGTTATTAGAAACTTTAAAACCTGCATCTGTCATAGAAGAATTAATAGCTCCGTGAAATAAAGCTACTTTAGGTAAGTCAGATTTTATATCTTTAGCTCTAATATAGTTTTCAACTTTATCTGCAATATCAAATACAGAAAAATTAATACCACCGATAGTATAAACTTTTGTAGAATTTAGATAGTGAAGGTTTGGATGTCTTAGACTTTTATAAATTGGAGTTAGAGCATCCATACGACTTTCATTATTTAAATTTAAATCGTGATTACCTTTTATAAATATCGTTGGCCTTCTATCTGCTAGGTTTTTTAGAAAGTCCGAAATCATTTCTATTAATTCCGGAGACATATCTATTTTATTATGTGCTATATCTCCAGCTATATATACCAAAGATTCTTTAGGTAAACTATCTACAGCTTTATATAATTCTTTAAATACTTTTTTATACTCTTTATGTCTTTGGTAATTTCTTACGTGTACATCAGCAATATGTAATATCTTTTTTACTTTATCAAATCCAAGATTAATCTGCATATAATTTATACTCCATCAATTTACCAAAAGTCATTTTGTTGGTATTTTTTATAAGGGTTCTTATTTTTTCTTTTCCTAATTCACTAGGGTCTTTATCTGGTAGGTCAACAAAATAAACGTTTATCCCATTATCCATAAAGTACTTTGCATGTTGTAATGCTTTTACTCTTGCATCTTGGTCTAAAACTATGTATAAGTCTTTTACACCTTTTTCAACAATTTTCTTTTTTAAAGAATTGTTTATCATCTTTCCAAAAATTGGAATAGCATTATCTCCTACTGCAATTGCATCAAAAGCACCTTCTACTAAAACAATAGGTTCATTCCAATTAATAAGTAAGTCATAGCCAATAATATCTTTAGACACAGAAGGGTTTTTATGTTTAAATTCAGAATCATAAAATGCTCTAGAAGTAAAGTAATTTAATTTACCATCTTCTCCAAAACTAGGTATTATAATCATTCCTGAATATGGTCCTGATTCTGCATAACCTACTGAGTATCTAAGAACATCATACTTATTTAGATTTCTACTTTTTATATATTTAATAGCATTTCTGTAGTCTGGGGAATTTTGCATAATAGACAAAGGCCTAAATTCTATTGGTAAAGAAACTTCGCTATCATTTCTTTTTACATCTACAGAAATGTTTTCTTTTAGTAAAGTTGCTAATTCGTTAAGTTTTTTATTTGCTACATTTAAGTGCCTAAAAATATTTAAAATCTTTCGGCCTTTCTTACCACAAACCCAACATTGCCACTTTTGGTTTAATATATTTATACTTAGCTTCTCTTTGTGGTGATTACAGTAAGGGCATTTATACCAATGGTTACCATGGCTTTTATCCAAACCTTTTCCCAAAACACTAGCTAATAGACGTAATAATTGCAACTTCAACATAAGCTTAATATAAGAAATCTTTTTCAGATACGAAAATTTTTAATGAGTTTTTTAGCCTTATTAGAGAACTTTACTGATATAAATTTTCTACTACCAATACTTCCATTATAATAGTTATCGTCTATCAAAACATTCATTCGATGTTGTATATTTTCTTCTAGGTAATTTGTTTGGCCTTTTGTTTCTCCAAAGCATATAATTTCGAACTTAAAGTTTTTTTTACCAAGTCTATTTACATCATTCTTAAGAGTTTTATTACTACCAATATAACTTTTCCAATCCGATTCTTTTCTTACAACTTTTCTTAGTTTTCTGCCTTTTACTTTTATTCTTCTAGTACTATAAAAATACTTCCTACCTATATACTTTCTCCCACTCTGAGTATTTGTAATCAGGTATATAAAACCAAAATGTCCATTTGGAATTGTATCAAAATTTTTTCCTTCGTATAACCAATGACTCATATATTAAGTATCAAATCTCACAACTATATTTATATCGTAATTACTAACCTTTTTTAACGCTTGTCCAAGTTTTCCAATTACTAGTAATTCATTATCATTATTATAAAGACCTATTGTTGATATGTATGGTGTAAATGCTGATGATGATACTATTGGCTTAAATTCTTTTGTTAGCTGGTTTGCTAATAAAGATGGGTTAGTGCTAACATTAAACTCACTTTTATCTATAGTACAAAGATATTCATGCTCTGTAATCTCATGCTGGTTTGCAAACCAAATATTAGCATTATCAGGTATTTTTTTATAAGAACTAGAAGGGTCTGTTATAACTACCATTCCGGTTTCATAAAATACATTTCCAATATATGGTGTTTGACTTCCGCTAATTTGGTTTGTTAAGAAAGATATTTCGTTACTATTAAGAGCTTTATTCCAAAGCTTAAAATTCTGTATACTGCAACTACAAGGAGCTTCTACGTCTTTAGTTATGTTATAGCCTCTCTGTACTAATTGTCCAGTAGTATTATTTTCGAAAGATGCAACATAGTTAGCATCAACTCCTGCTGCTATCCAAAGGTTATTTGCATAAGAATTTCCATAGTCATCAACTGGTGTGTAGTGTATTGGTCCTGAAATAGGGTTTGGACTGTGAGGGTCTTCTGCACTTGAAGTTGCTACTAATTGAGCATCTATCCACATTTCTAATTTAGAACCTGTAGAATTTATTACCAAGTCGTGCCAAACACCATCATTTAAGCTTGTAGAAGATGTTAAGAAAGCTTGGCCTTCTAAATCAGATTTCATGAATTCTACTTTTCCATCTAAACTCGTATCACCTTGACCTCCAATAGTGTATGTTCCGACAACTAAATCTCCAACACCGCCAGTATCATTCCAAACCTTTACTTGGAACGGTGTTCTTGGATAAGTACTTTGAGTATGGGGATATACTGCATTTGGTATACTATGAGGTTTACCTTTTCCAAAAAGCCAATTGTATGGTGCTGAGTATTCCGATTGTGATTGTGGTAATCTGAATCTACAGTAAACTGAATAGTCTTTGCTCTGAGAAAAGTTTCCTAAAGTATTTAATTTTGTTGTAAATAATAATGGGTTTTTATTTACTCTATTTTTCCTATCTAAATAGCCAGGAAAGTCTATATAAGCTTTTTTAATACCATAATCTATTCGGTCATGAAATCTGTGAATTTCAAAATCATTACCACCATACCAACTCCTATCAACTGTAAGTCTATTTGGATATCTAGAGCCTGAATTTATTATTACAGATTGAGAAGTATTAAGATTATTTAGCTGTCTGTTTTTTTGGATTAAAAACATATTAGCAAAATCAAAATCTAATAAAGTACTTCTAGAAGAAGATATTATGTGATTGGCTCTACTTTCATCTCTTAGGTTACCTAAGCCATCATCAGTTATTATTACAGAACCAGATTCTATTCTAAGAGTGTTTGGTTGTATTCCAGTTCCAAAAAGTCTTTGTGGTATAGAAATTACTCTTGCTTCAGTAGAAAACCATCTGTCCATATCTGGATAGGCTTTTTTTATTTTTTTATAAAATGGTACTCCTGTTTGTAATTCGTCTCTAAATTGTGATTCTGAAATTACTGTATTTACAAAAGTTCTAGGGTAATAACCAAACTTGGTATTTCTTAAACTTCTATTTGCCCAGTATTCATAATAATCTCCATAAAACTTTTCTCTATCTAATTGGTAAGCATAATTAGAAGGGTCTACATTTATAATGTAAGAATCATATTCTTTGAAAAGGTCTGAAATATAAGTGTAATGAGTTCCTATTTCTTGGAATAGTCCTGTTGGTCCTACATTTAATTCTCCAACTTTATTGTAAAATGTACTATGAACAGAATTGTAAATGTCTCTAGAATGGAAGTTTGGAGAAGCATGACCTGTTATAGAACCACCATGTTCATCTCCTATAGAAGATGTTGCTACAGTAAAAGCCGTAGGAGTATCAGAAGGATATTCAGAATTATCCCAAATTGCATTATAGCCCAATACTTCTGAAGATTGATTATTCCAACTACCCGAAAAAGCTCTCAAAGATATATTGTACTGTTTATTTACGGGTTGCGTTGTTGTAAAGTATTGGAAGACATCTTTAAATACCCCAGGCATTTATATTCTCCCTTCTAGAATTCTAATCTTACTCGGATTAAAGCTTCTCTGTTAAAAGATTTTAGTAGTGGTTTACTCAATTTTGCAACTGCTAATAATTCATTCCTTGGGCTGTAAAGACCAACCGACGTTATATAAACTTTTGGATTACCAAACATACTAGAATGTCTGAATTGCCCGTTTGAAAGTCCATCAGAACCAGTTGCTTGGAATGTTGGGTTAGTCGAAAAGTTATATTGGAAGTTTTTAATTCTACAGAAGTAAACTCTTGAGTGTACATGTTCTACACTTCTTGCTCTAAAGTATTGTCCTCTAGAACCTGTAACTGCATACCATAAATTTTCTAATGTTGGATTTAGTTGTGTTGTTTGAGTTGTTCCTCCTGAGCAGTCATAACAGAAATTAGAATTTCCACCAGTACTACTATAACTTCCTGAACCGTATAATTGTATACCACCACAAGAAGCAGATACTGCATCAGCGTTAAGAACTATAATACCTTCATTTGGATAAACTCTTCCATAATCTGTAGAGAATGGATTGTCTGATTGTTCTAAAGTTCCTCCTGCAATAGTACCACTCATAATTCTGTAACCACCATTTCTATCTCCAGCATCATCGGCACTTGAAGAAGCTGCCGAACAGAATTCATCTACTAAGTGAACTACCCCTTGGCCTGATTGAGCTGATACTGAGGAAGCTTCATCTCCGTGTAAATAAAGTTCCCAATTACCTAAATCTATTCTCTCTTTGAATTGTCCTCTAGAGAAATTAAATACGAAGATTCTATCTACTTTAGAACCTGAAAATTGGAAGTATTCGTTTGCATCTGTTTTATCCTCTAGTAAATTAGAGTACTGTTTGTATATAGCTTTTGTTGGTGTCATACCTTCAGATTGGCCTTCTAGAGTAGTAGAACCTGAACCTTCTATGTGACCATAAGCAATACTGAATTGAGATATATCTGTTGTGTTAGTTGCAGGATTTCTTCGGTAAACATCTCTATAGTATTCTCCAGAAGAAGCACTTTGTACAGATGATGTAAAGAATTCTGCTCCGGATAAAGTAGTATCGTTATTATCCCACATAGCAGAATTAACTCTTTCTCCTGCTTCGTCAATT